GGTGGTCTGGTGAAATAAGAATATCTCCGTTTTCTGTTACCATAATTTCAAAACCAGTTTCATGTTTGTACTTTCCTTTTGTAAATAACATTTTATCAACTCCTTTTTCTTATAAAATTGTTTCACGTGAAACATTTAAAAATAACGTATCATCATATAAAGTGGTAATTTTGTTTTTCTTTTTGATGGTAACCCACCTCCACCTCCACCAGCACTGAAATAGCGGTATAACATCACAGCGTTGTTAAATATTTCTGCTTCTGTTAAATATCCGTCTTTTGTTACCCAGTTAGTAATATTGGTGTTGTTTGCATTACTTGAAATAAAATTATAACAAGCGTTTGCACGTTCTACTCGATAGTCCCATGACGAATCGTGTATTCCCTCCCAGCACATATTCCAATAGTGCGTTAGACTTTCAATATCTGTGCTGGTTGACTTTAAAAAATCTTCCAGTGTAGCGTAATCTTGATACCCTGTTTTTGGCATCCACACATTTTCGTGTACAATATATGCACATTGTCCGTTTCCGTCACCATCAGCATACCCATTTGTTTGTAACCAGTCATGCAACTGATAAAGTCTCCCATGGGTGTCACCGCCTGTGTTAGTCCATTGACCTAACCCATACCCAACATTTAATGCTGTCCAGTCGTGTGGTTCTTTTTCCCAGACTCCCGGGTTAATATTTGACTCTTGCCAGAAATTACCACACATAGCGGATACAACATAAATGCTTGCTCCATATCCTGTTACACCACCCTCACCGTATCTGAAAAGTCTTTGAAATGATGAAGTGTAAGGACTGATATTCACCTGGTCTGCCAGCGGTCTTTTGTCTGTGTGCGCTCCCATGAAAATTCCAGAACCCTGCCCACCTTGATAGCACATTTCTGTATGCGTTGGATTTAACCCTATATCGCCAGCTAAATACTCACCTGTTGCAGATACTTCTGTAAAACCTAGCGACAATAGCACTTCTGCTTCATCATAGGTTGTAAATGAGTTATGAGCTGGAGCGTAATTAGGAGTTTCAAAACCACCAGCTAGTAACGCATAGTTTATAAATGAACTGCAATCATAATATGTGATACCACCGACTGTTTGTTGATTTCGATATGCGTTACTATATCCTACGGTTGGTGCGTTGCATGTTTCAATAGCCCACGAATAAGATTTATTAATGTCTGGCATGTTATCCCTCTACAATATAACAATCGTACCCTTTATCAGACAATTCTTTTTTTAGCTTTTCTGCATTTTTTCGGTTATGAAATGCGCCAGCCTGCACTTTATAAATTTTCTTAATGGGCGTTAATTCTGCAAAAGAAACTTTACCGTCTGCATCACACACCCCTTTTGCAATTGCTCTGCCTAGCTCTTTTTCGTGTTCATCAATCCATTTTTCAGTGTCTTCATTATCGTGAAATTCACATTCAAGATAAGCTGTTACACAATTTGTAGCATTAATTTCATATAGATTGGTTGTAGTCTGTATTCCTTTATCTTTTGTGGGTGTAAGTTTTGCAACTTCTTTGTAAATGTTTATAACATGTCTGTTGTTTAGTCTGGTAGGATAACACAACATCAGTGTACCATGACCGCCACCAGCATTCGTGTGAATAGGAATATGTAAATCCGCCCCCCATTCGTTACTTTCTTTTACTCGGTTTTTATAGGTATTTTCTTTAACTGATGAACCTATCTTAACTTCATACCCATTCAATTCTAAATAGGCTCTGGCATATTCTGCAATCTTGATACAGTGAAAAGCTTCTGAATGTTCACCGCCAGCAACAATATTGCTCCACTGGTCAGAGGGTGAAAGATACACTTTCATAAAAATCACTCCTTGTTAATGTCTGAAATATGAAATAGTTCCATCAATTTTTCTGGTAAAATATCTGTGTTAATTTTACTGATATTTTCCAGAATTGAAACTAATTCTGTTGTGCACGCGTAAAGAATTATAATAGGTAAGATTGCAACGTCAATGTGAAAACCAACATATTTGCCTTGTGTGTCAATCAGCCATGCAACAAGGTAACAAAGAACAAACCCAACCTTTTTAAATAATCCGTCACGTAGTTTTGCTGATTTAATGTCTTTTGATTTTACTGCGGAAATAATACCGGTTACTAAATCAAGAGCATTAAAAATCAGTGCAATAATAACAGGGTAAAACGCCATACTTTTTTTCGCTCCTTTCTTATTAAATTTTAATTTTATTATAAACTAATTATTGCAAAATGTCAATAGTTGTGCTATAATTTAATAAGGAGAGGAGCAATAAATTTATGAGTAAATATTATGACGGCACTAAGCTTTTATCAATGCTTGATATAAACGGAAATAAACCAGAAATATATATGTGTACCACTAATCGTACAGGTGGAAAAACAACCTATTTTGGAAGGCTGTGTATTAACAGATTTCTTGATAAAGGCGAAAAGTTTGGACTTTTATATAGGTACAATTATGAACTAGATGATATTGTAGAAAAGTTCTATAAAGATTTAGGTAGTTTATTCTTTCCAAATTATACAATGACTTCTAAACGTAGAGCAAGTGGAACGTTTCAAGAGTTATTTTTAAATGACAAAAGCTGCGGTTATGGATTAAGTTTAAATAATGCAGACCAAATAAAAAAATATAGCCATTTATTTTCTGACATACAACGTATGATTTTTGATGAATTTCAGAGTGAAACAAACCACTATTGCGAACGTGAAACAAAAAAATTTATAAGCGTACATACATCAATTGCAAGAGGTCAAGGTGAACAAGTTCGTTATGTCCCGGTATATATGCTAAGTAACCCTGTTAGCATTATAAATCCTTATTATGTTGAAATGGAAATTTCTAGCAGGTTAAAAGATGATACAAAGTTTTTAAGAGGGGACGGCTTTGTGCTTGAACAGGGATATATTGAAAGTGCAAGTATAGAACAGAAAAATAGTGGATTTAACAGAGCTTTTTCTAAAAATAGCTATACTGCCTATAGTAGTGAATGCGTGTATCTGAATGATAACAAGGCTTTTGTTGAAAAACCAGCCGGAAAGTCAAAATATCTTTGCACTTTAAGATATAAGGGTAGTGACTTTGCATTACGTGAATATACTGAAAGTGGATTGATTTACTGTGATGATAAGGCAGATAGTTCTTTTTTAACTAAAATTTCAGTTACGACTGACGACCATAATATTAACTATGTTATGTTAAAACGTAATGATTTCTTTTTATCGAATTTGCGATATTTCTTTGAGCATGGTTGTTTTCGATTTAAAGATATGCGTTGCAAGGAAGCTGTGTTATCAGCTTTAAGTTATTAGGTATCTGCTTTTGTTTCCGTTAATGAATAAACAGGATAGCACAGTTGAAAAATACTGCCTGTTTACTTTTCGGTTTCGCTGACCGCTTTAAATGGTACAAAAGTTACAGATATAAAAAATAGCGTGAGTAAAGAAGATTTTTTCTTCTCCTCACGCTATTTTATTTTACAGTTCTTTTTCACATTCTAATAAATACTGTTTAACTTTTTCTGGCGTTGTATCATACTTTACACATAATTCATATAAAATACAATGCTGACAGTCTGTGTTATCACATTCTTCTACTAGAAAACCTAATAATTCACCATATGTCATATTTTTTACCTCATTTCATAAGTAGTATTAACTAGTAAGACTCCACCACGTATGCGAATTGGTCTAAGCTTATCTGGTACTTTCAAGCCAACCTTAAAGTCACTATAATCTCTAACAATCGGCTTGTTGTCTTTGTCAAATAAAAATTCTTTTTCGTCATCACTCCAATTTTCGTTTACGTCAGCTGTACCTTTCATTGACAGTTCAAATAAATCTTTGCATTTTTTCGGCATTCCAGCACATTTAATATTGTTGTATTGTTTACTTTCTTCTAATGGTACAAGATTTTCATGCGTTACGTGTTCAATATAAGTTTTCTGCCTCGTAAATATAGCTTTATCCCAACAACTTTCTAATTTCCAGCAACAAAATTCTTTGTCGTCTACTTCAATTCCTTTTATTTCTTGCGGTAATAAATCACAATGTATACTGTCTGTATCTGCGTATATAAACCCCCTTTTTTCTGCTCCATAATAATTTTTCTGCGCAGCTCGTATTGTAAAATTTCTCGAATATGATGTAATAGCAGAGCCTATAGCAATATAACCTGGGTTCTTTTCGTTTTCTACTACTTGCATAAATCCTATAGATTTATCGTCTTTCACGTATGCAATCTTAAAAGAAGAATCGGTGCTACTTGCCATTTTACCGTATAGGTTATTTAAAAATAGCTTTGCTAACTCTCTTAACGCGCCTTTACTTTCCTTTTTTATTTTAGCATATTTGTTGATGTATTCGTCAAAAATACCAACCATAGAATAAAAGTAACAACCATCAATAATTTCAAAATCGACTAACTCATAGTGTTCTTTTATTAGTTGATAATCTGTCATAGTTAAAGTTAGTTCAACTTTAGCCTGTTGTATATTTCCGTTTTTATCTATGTAATAAGGAAAATAATCGTCGTTTTCGTGATTGTAAACATCACTGGTTTCTAATGATTCAGTTCCTTTATATTTTAAATCCCCCTTTACTTGAATAAACGGCAAATAGTTGTCTTTTATGTAAAACCTTGTTTTTATTCTTACAAAGTAATACATATTTTCTTTTAGCGCTTCTTCTGGAATAAAATTTCCAGTCCAAAATTTTGGCAAACCTATAGGGTATTTATTTCCACTTTTACTACTCATCATAGAGGGGTAAAGGGAATTTACATCAGCCGTTGTCCCATTCGTTTTTATTTTGTTTTCTTTTCCTTTTACTAAATAGCACCAGCCACCCCTGTATGATTTCCGTAACCAATCACCAGCATTATCATATTTGTGTTCTTGTTTATCAATTTTAAAATCATATAGATTAGGAAACATTTCGGCATAGTCTAATTGAATTTCTAAAGATGACCGGCATATTTTTTTATATTCTTCCAAACAACATGACCCTATAGTTAATTTATTATGCCCTTGTTTAAACATAATCTCTAGTGCTTCTTTTACTACTAGAACGTCATTCGCTATATACTCTTGTTCTTCTTTTGTTATCTCGCACCCAGCATAACGAAAACCAGTATATTCCATATCTAATTTTTTATGCTTTGTACCAAAACTTTCACCTATTCTTTTGACAGAAAAAGGTAAAAGTTTAAGAGAATCACGTATTTCTATAAAATGATTTTTTACCTTTACTATGATAGAATACCACATCCCTCTATCAGATATGGAGTATTTAAAGGTGTTGTTAAACATTTTAAATTGCTGTTTCCATTTTACGTCAGTTTCTTTGTCTCCAATTTTATCATATGCCTGTGTAAATTTTTTATCAACTAATAAATATGATAACCAAAAAGCACCATCAAATTTTAGGTTGTGATAATATACAACAACGTTGCAATTTAATGACACTAAATAATCAAAAGTTTCAGCTATACTATGTAGAATTGTTACTTTATCACTGAATAGTTCTACAAGCGCACTAGCCCACACTTCTGTGTTTACTTGCCCTTTATACACAGTTGTTTCAAAATCACCCATAAAATAACGATATTCACGTTGTTTCATTCTGGTTGTTCAAAATCCTCATTATATTCTGATTCTAAATCTAAATCTTGTAACTGTGAGGGCGTTAAAGTATTATCTGTTAATATTTCCATAAATAATCTAGTTGCTGACTGTATTGCTTCTGCTTTACTGTCCCATAATACTATACCTATTAGTTCTGATAGTTTATCCGAATTTGCTTGTAATCTATTTCCAATTTCTTCTTCACCGAATAACGCTATTTGCTGATTGATTAAACTCAATAATAAACTTTGTGAACGTATAGTTTCTTGTAGTGCTACAGGCCTGCGCCTTTTTCTTCCTACCCAACTTGTATCAATTTGTAATCTACTTACAAAATCATCTATTATATTTTTAAAGACCTCTTTTCCCTCTGATGGTAGTTGCTCACGGTTTTTTTCTGCGTCTTTAAAAGACCAACTACGGCGTTGTTTCTGTCTTTCTTTTCTAGTTTTAACAGCTTTTCTAGCTCTTTGTTTTCTTTCTTCTTTTAGTCTTTTCTGTGCTTCTTCAATTTCACCTGTCGATTCTTCTACATATAACGATTTTTTATATAACTTTTCTGGCGTTAATTTCTCTAATTTTCTTACGCTTGCTTTTGTTACTTTTTTAGGTTTTTGTGGTATTATATCTTCTTCAAATACAAACCCACGCTTTTCTGCTCTACGAATAAATTGCTTGATTCTTTTTAATTGTTTTGAGTATAACTTTTCTGCTTCTGTTTGTTTCCGTTTCTTTGCCATAATTTCACCCCTTTAATAAAATAAGGGGGGTTGCCCCCCCTGTTAAATCAACTTTATCTGATTGATTCTACGTCAAGAACACAGTTGATAAAATCTCTACCCGCTTTTGTTTTACTACTGATTTTGATTACTGTAAATGGTGTGGTTTCCATTACATCATGAATATCACTGATTGAACGTTTGAAAGTTGCTGACTGACAGCTAAACACTTTTTTGTCTGGCGTGATAATACTCAACACCTCTACAACTTCACCTGTTTTTTCTTTCACGTCCTCAAATGTGAGGTAACCGTCAACTGTGATTTTTTCACCGTCTGCTACATCTTTCATGGAGGTAATGTCCGGTGAAGTTGTCATAAGATACTTTTCAACTGGTGTAAACTCTCTTGATGTTGCTTTAATTGTAATCATAATTTTTCTATTCTCCTTTTAATTATTCGTTTTCTGTTTCTGATTCTGTTGCTTCTTCTGTTTTTCCTGTTCTATCTAACAGTGGTTGAGCAAGTTCTACAAACTCCTGTTCTGTCATACCGTAAAGAGTCTCTTCTATTTCTGTATCTACTACGTGTACGACTTTCAAAGTATCTGTTTCTAAAAGGGGCTTTACTTTCTTCAAGATGGTTTCCTCATCTTTGTAAGTGCGTGGGATTGTAATAACCCTGTTGCATGGTTCTGCGTGTTCAATGTCCAAACAAAGGACGTTGACTTTTGTTGTTGTGATGGTACGTGTTACCATTGGTAATCTTGCCATAGCTTTTTTCTCCTTTTTTCTTTATTTTTTGTATTTTTATGCAACACCCTCTTATGAGGGAATAAAAGTAAACGGAATTGCACTGTTTTAATGTTTCACGTGAAACAATTAATGCGTACTAGCATACTTTTAAGTTTTTTGGGGTTTAGGTGGACGGATTGGTTACCGTCACACCTGTGGCAAACGTAACTTGTTATTACTCATTACTCTTTTATATTACCATATTTTGTGGTAAATGTCAATACTTTATTGATTTATTTAAAAATAAAAATGCGCGGATAAGATATAATCTCGATAACCTTTTATAATATCTTTTGCTACCTGTTCAGCTGTTAAGCCGTGGGAAATATAATTGGATATGTCAGATATTGTAAAGTGGTAAGTGTAAATTCCTAGAGGTTGAATGTCTGCAATTAAAACATTATCTTGTATCCAACAATTTGAATATCCTTTAATTTTTTTGTGCAATATCTTTCTAACCTTATTTGCAAAAATAGTTGTCATTGCTTTTTCTCCTTTTCTGGTACGTTTGTTAATTTTTTAACAATGTTTGAATTTTCTATATCAGTTTTCTTTCTTTTATTTCTTCTAATTCAC